TATCCAGCCCCCTTCAATGCGAGATTGCCGAGCGAGTTGACCTCGCCCATCGGGAGCAGAAAGCCGCCGCCAGCCTGTCCTGCAAAACGCGCAATCGGGTGGTTTTGCTGATCGAAGTCGCTGATCGCATATTGGCGGGCAAGGTTCTGATCGAACGTCCCGCCTTTAAATACGGTATCGCGTAGCGCGACTACCTTATCCAGAGCGCCGGACGTAACCACATCGCCAAGTCCACGAACGCCAGCGTTGAATGTATCGGACGCGACACCCTTGTTGCGAACGTCATTGATGTCCGGCTTGTCGAAAACAGCAGCGGAGGCAGGCGCAATCTTGCCGGTCTGCTGAAGCACCTTGATGATCTCGTCTGCATTGGTGACGTTCCCGACGCCAATCGACTGGACGAATGCCTTTAGCTGGTCCGGCGATGCGTTGGGATTGGCTTTGATCCATGCATCGAAAGCCGCCGACTGCTCTGGATTGAACGGGTTTGTCGGGGTTCGTCCGCCAAACTCGCCAGCGCCGAGGGGGATGGTTTGGCTTTGCGGGTAGTCGCCGGTAACGCGCTTATACCAGTCTGATTCCGTCGCTTGGAACGGTTCGGCTATATTCGGACCGACGACCTCATTCGGGTCGAAGCCGTTGGTTTTTGCCAACCCCGCGTAATAGTCGCGGAGCTGGTTATACTGGTCGTTGAACGCCCGGCGGCGAAGCCGCATTTCCTGCACAAGCTCAAGGCGCTGCTGTGGCGTCAACTGCCCCTGACCGGCGATAGAGTCCAGATAGCCTTGGACCTTCTCCGAAACACCGCCAACATTGGTCGCCATGACCTGCTCGCCTTCGCGGACGACGGAGTTCGGGTCCATGACCTTGCCGAAGGCGTAAACGAGATTGAGGTCGCCCGCCTTGTTCGGCTCGGCCTTCTCCGCACCAGCGATAAGCGGAAGGACCGTCTGAAAATTCTGGACTGCGGGCTGCTTCTGGAACTCCTGCCGCATCTGGCGGATATTATCGACCTTGGTGTTCGCGATTGACGTCTGGCCCTGCGCGATGTTTGTGCGCGTGTTTTCGTTCTGGAGATCGTTCGAGCCAATCTGCTGCTGGGTGCGGACGTTCTGGAGCGCCTGACCCGCCGCCTGATCCGGCGTCTGCGGAGACGGTTCGCGCGGAGAGCCGTAAACCGCGTATGGGTTAGCGACATATTGCGCGTAAGGGTTCGTCGGGTCGGCCACTAACGCCCTCCAAGTCCGTAAGTGCCGCGAGCGCCGAAATACGGAACCTTACCGTAACCGGGCAGCGTGACGTGAATATGATCGCCTTCGTTCAGATACCGAGCATTGGGGCCAAAGTAGTTTTCCAGCGCGCCCATGCTGGTTCCGACATAATCGGCAGCGTCACCAGTCAGATGATTGCTGTTCGCAACGCCGCCGACGAGCCTGTTGCCTTCGACTGTTCGCCGCCCGGAGGTCATGCGGCCCGGAGCCTTAGTGGGGTCCGGGAAACCCGCCACCGACGTTGCCGCCGGTGCCTCCCAAAACGCTCTGCGCCGCGCCAGCGCCGAAAATCTCGTCGAACTGCGCCGCCTCTGCTGGATTGGCCCGCAATCGAGCAATCGCCTGCGGAGGAGGGGCCGTCACCGGCGATCCCGCAGCAGCCCCACCCACGTTCGGAACGACTACTGGCGTCACTTGGCCCGTCGCCTTGTCGTATTTCACCACGCCACCGCCGGGAGTGAACGGGATCATCTGCACGTCATTCTGTGGCTTCAGCGCATCAGCGATATTGACGATGCCCTGCACATATTGCGGGTCGTATTGCTGCGGGACCTCGGAAACGTCGATGCCAGCGGCCTGTGCCGCAGCAAGCGCTTGCGTATAGCTTGCCTGATCCTTCGGATTGAACTGGCGAAGAATCTGTGCGCCCCTGATGATGTTGTCCTGATGCTGGGCAATCAGCGCCTTCTGGGAATCGATCTGCTGCTTGCGGAATGCCATGGCCGTTTCAGGGTCGATCCTTGCCAGCGAACCGAGGGCCTGCTCGTCGTCCGGGTTCTGGACGAGGGTCGCCAAGGCGTTGCGGGCGTCACCCTCACGGCGCTGCTGCTGACCTTGCTGGAACGCCTGAGCGAACGCCTGCCCCGCGTTCGGAGCCTGAAAGAGCATGTTGAAGTCGGGCATTAGCCGAACGCTCCTGTATAATGGTAATTCGAGACAATCGGCCCGGATGAAGCGCCATAACTCGACGCGCTTGGGAACGCGGCTCCGGCAAGCCCGCCCAAGGCCGAACCGATATTCGAATACATGCCCGCATTGGCCGCACCGCGCGCAATCTGCGCCTGCGCCGCGACGTTACCCGCATTGGCGTTGTTGGCGGTCATGTTGTTGAGCGCATTGAGGCCGACGCCAGCGATTGCACCCGCGCTCTGGACGCCACGGTTCGCCTGATCCCCGGCAAGGCCAAGGAACGGCGTCAATCCGTTGGTGAACGCGAGGTTCTGGCCGAACTTCTGCGCTTCCTTGATCGCATCGCCGCTTTCGATAAGGCCGCGAGACGCGAGGCCGTTGTTCAGCGCGTTCATCCCGGTTTGATAGGGAAACTGGAAGAATGGCGAATTGATGAAGGCCGCATATCCGGAGAACGGGCTTCCGCCGGCCTGCCCGCCAGTCGCGCCCGGCGCGCCCGCCGCACCCCCAGTGCCGGGATTGGCCGTCACCGTTCCCGGATGATCGGCAAAGACGTTGAGGCTCGCTAGGCCACCGGTTGCGATATGATCGCCATTCGCCTGCGGGCCGATAGTGGGGCGCGCCATCTGCTCGCCGCCCATCCTCGCGGCACGTTCGCCGGGGCTGAGCAGGGCATTGCGGGCCGTGTTGATGATCCCGATGTTGGACGGTGCGAACGTGCTAGGAGAAGTGACGGACGTGGGAACTGGCGTCTGGCTGACAACCGGAGCCGTCTGCGTCCCAGTAGCTGGCGTTGGTGCTGGAGCAGCTGACGGAGCGCCCGTCGGGTTGAAGTAGTCTGTCGGTCCCGGCCCGTAGAGGAAGCTATCCAGCAGCGAATTGGCCTGCGTTCCGGAATTGAGGAAGGGCTGGAAGTTGGCCTGGTTCTCCTGCCGAAACTGCTGGGCAAGAGCGTTGTTCTCTTGCGCGACCTGAAGCGACGTGTCGGCGGCTTGACTGGCGGCTTTCTTCTGCGCGTTGGCGCTCAGGATACCACCGCCAATGGCACCCACCGCAGTAATCCCGGCGGCGGCGATTGCTGGGGGCATGTATTATTCTCCGGTAAAGAGTTCGCAGGTGCCGTGAGAAAGGTCGGCAATCCCTTGTGATTTCCACCCCATCAGTCGGGTGAACATGATGACATGTCGCGATTCTATCGGGACTGCGGCCCAGAACAGCTTCGCTCCGCATTCACGGCGCATCCATTCCAGCATCTCGCGAGAGAGCTTCAGGACTTCCTTGCCGCGCTGCTCGAAAAAGACGTGCGTTTCGTAAATCCACGGCCCACGCCAGACGAAGATCGCGCCGCCCTCGCCAGAAACGAGGCAAACGTTGTTCAAATCCGAGAGGAACGGCTCGAACTCAACGCGCTTGCCACTGTCCCTCCAAACCCAGTCGTTCACCCTCTCCGCCTCGTCGGCAAACAGGCGACGGATCATGATGTCGTCGCGGAAGCGGTGCCGGAGTAATACATCGTGACGGACGCAGTGTTGGCGCGCGCTTCAAGGCGGAACTTCTCGCTCGCACCCGCGACAAGCCCGGTCTTTGACGCGGAGACATTCAGGGAGGCTTCGGATACGTAATAAGTGCCGCTTTCGGAGTCATAGATAACGTCACAGTCCGGGTTGCTCGCCGTCTCGCCAGCGCCAAGGTCTTGCCACGCCGCTCCATCCCACCATTGCCAACGGCCATAGACCTCGATTGGGCTTACCCCGGCAGACGTGCTGTTCGGCGGCGTCTGAACCGAGAGCGGCGCGGACAATGAAACTGTCCCGCTTGCACCAACCGTGACGGTCAGCTCATCCGAAATCGCCGCCATTGATGTCGAATTGGTCGAAGACAGGGTGGTGTCCGTCCACGACGAACTCCCGCCGCTGCCGCCGGTGTTCGGCGGGTCGGTAAGCTGAACCTTGAGCGCCTGCTTCTTTCTCAGCGTCAGGCCGTCGCGCGTGCTTTCGACACGAACAACGGAATCTGTCGAAATGGCAGTAACATTGAGAACGCCCGTCGCCGCGCCAATCGTGCAGGTCACGTCGCCGCTTTCGACCGTTCGCGTCCAAGTCGAACTGGAACTTACGTTTGTCGTTCCGTCATATCGCTTGCAGGCGATGTCGAGCGGCAACTGGTTGCTCGCCAGCGTTCCCGTATAGTCGCCCGTGAAATCAATTTCCGGTAGGTCGTCCATGTGGGCGCGGGCTTTAACGTCCGCCGCGTCCGCCGCGTCCTGAGCCGCCTGAATATCCAGAACGATCTGCGTCAGATTGGTAATCTGCGTTTCGAGCTGGTCGAACGCTTTCTGAAGGCCCCGGTCGAACTCCTGCGTTGCGCTTCCGCCGGGGGTTACGATCTTCCTGTTGCCGAAGCGCTGGAAGAGCAGGCTCACCGGCCACGCCCCCCGCCAGGCTCATTCGCGGTCACGCTGGACAGCCTGAAGCCAACCGGGTCGCTGATCCTGATCTCGCCCAGCATCCCCGGTGCATCGAACAGTCCGCAACGCCGCCACACGGTGCGAGTCCGGTATTCCCCCTGTTCCCCGAGCCTGGCTTGACGCCAGTCGCCAAATGTCGCGCCTGCATCTCTCGACAGGCGAAGTTCCGCAACCGGATCGCTTCCCTGACCCGCGATCAGCTCGGTCCATCCGACATTGGCCCAGATCGCGACAGTGTCCACCGCCAGCGTTCCGCCGTTCATCGGCAAGGCTATGGTGAACAGCCGCTCAAGCGCGTCAGCGCCGTCCTTGTAACCGTCCAGCGTCCAAAGCGTCCCGGCCTCGTCGTCGCCGAAGATCGCCGCATCCCCGGGGGCAGTCGCACATTGGGCGCGGAAGTTCGTGCGCCCATAAGTCTGAAGCTCGGCCCATTGCCCCGTCGCGACATCGTAAGCGAACGTCTGCGTTTCGAGGCGGATGCAGAAGAAGCTGTGGCCCTCGTCGATATAGCCGAAGCAGGAAACCGAAGCGGAAGCTGCAATCTGCTCCTCTATGCCGTGATCGGAAATGCGCTCAGGCCCATCCCTTAAAGCATAGGCCATGCTGTCATGGGCGACGAAGAACAGGGCCTGGTCCATTTCGACCACACAGCCCGTCGCCTTGACGCCCTTGCTGAAAATTCTCTGCTCGAACCTCTGATATGGAACGTCCGCGTCACCCGTGTTCGCCCACGGCTCGATCGTTTCCTCGCCAAACAGCCAAAGCGTATCGTTGACCACCCGAAGGTCGAGCAGCGCGTCCGGCTTCGATTCAGCCGATGCGAAGTCCAGCGGGTTCCACGTGCGCCCGTCCAGAACCGCAGACCAATAGTATTTGTGTCCACCAGCACGGGCCGCGATGAACAGCCCGTCGTGAAACGTGATCGCCGTAACATTGGCAGAATCGGGAAACGAGACAGCGGCAAGGTTGGTCCCGTTGTAACTCCATAGCGAAGCGCCTGCGGAAACAAGCAACTCGCCAGTTGTTCCGGCAAATGACACAGGCCCGGTGCCGTCGATTGCGCCAAGGTCGGAAGCGCCCCGAAACAGGTGCCCGCCGGAAACACAGAACACGTCGCCGCCGAATACGCCAGGTTCTTGAAACACCCCTGTAATCGGCCCCGTTCCTACCGAAGCATATTCGCTCAGTCCCTTGCGGGAGAGCAGGATCACGCCCTCTTCGTCCGTCGGGGACTGTTCTACATAGAGGTTGACGAGCCTGAGCCGGGGAAGATTCCCGTTGTTCCGAAGATAGGCTCCGCGCCCATAGAAGACGCGCACCTAGAAATACTCCGCCGTCCGGCGATCCCGAGTTGACCCGAGCTTGTAGGCAAGCGAAGCCATGAAGTTGTTGGCGAGCCTCCGAACGTCCGGGTTCATCGAGGCCGTATCTGCGAACATCGCCGCGAACGCGCCGCTCAGCGCGAGGCACGCCGCCAATCCCATCTCGCCTCGCGACGAGAGCGGGGCCGTATCGTCCAGCGTCAGGCTAAGCAGATTGACCCAGCCCGTGCGATCATAAAGCCTGACCGTGCGGACGCCTGTGCTATCCACCTTTTCGTAAAGAGAGAGATCGCGGACCTGACGATCCGTGCCGTCCGCGCTGTCCTCTGCCGCAACCGTGGCCGACTCGCTCAGGGTGACGCCCGCAGCCAAAAGGTATCGCTTGCCCTCTTCAGCCGTGTCGTCCGCAGTAAGGTAGATATCATCCAGCTTTCCGAAGATGCCTCCGGAAACGAAACCGTCATAAAGCGACTGGAGACAGGCAAGGCCGTCCGCCGCCTCGTCCGCGTCCGGAGATTCGCCGGGAGCAATCGCCCGCGCCAGCTTCATCGCGCTGGTCACAACGTCCCTGCACGTCGCCATTAGCGCCTCCGCTGGAAAGGAATGGGCGGGAGCCGCGAAGCCCCCGCCGAAGTCACACGGTCAGCGAAACGGTAGAAGCCGTCGAAACCGCGTAGTTGGTATCCGTCACGCCCGCGTCGGCATTGAGCTTGGCAACGAGCGTGTTGTGGTTCGCGATCAGCGCGTTGATCGCCGTCGCCATGTTGGTCAGAAGCGCAACCAGGTCGCCCTGGTTCATGCCGCTGCCCGTGACGGACTGCTGCTGAACTGCCATGAGGCTGCTCCTTTCAAAAGAAAACGGGCGGGAACCGAAGCCCCCGCCCTAATCAGCCTTAGCTGTCGGCAGCAGCCGCAGCGTAGACGGTGACAATGCCCTGCGGCTTGCCATTGAACGCCAGCTTCTTGACGCCAAGCAGCTCCTCGATGGCGACACCCGGACGGAACTGGTAGTCCTTCAGGTTGTCGGTGCGAGGAGTCGGCTGCTGGCCCCATGCAACGCCAACGGACTGCTGTCCGCAGACGAAGATCGGGCGAACGTCGCACGAAGCCGCGCCAGCGCCGTCCAGTTTGAACGTGCCGCTGGAAACGCCGACCGCCGAGTCGATCTCCGGCACTTCGCGATGAATGACGCCGTCATAGATGAGGTCGCCGTCCTGGAAGAGCGGGTTGTTCTCGACATCGCGCGGGCGCGCCTCACGGTTGGCCTGCGTGATAACCGCGTCCTGCTTGAGGTCGCGGAAGGTGCGGGAGCCGTGGAACGCAACAAAAAACTCCTGCCCGACGCTCGACCGATAAGGCCGAATGTGCGGATCAGCGAGCTTCGCCATGCGCTTGGCAAGGCTCATCATCGAAGCCGAGCATTTGTCAGCCGCCGTGTCGATGTTGCCCAGAGCAGTCGCGAAGGTCGCGCTGTAGTTGCTCTTGGCCGCGCCGAACAGGAGCCGGTCAGCATTCGCGGCAGCGAACGCATCGCGGTTGCCCGACGAAGACGCATCGAGGTTCACGGTGGTGTCGCCGGTCGTGACAACCGACAGCATCGCGAGGATGATGTCGTCGCGAAGCTTGCCAGCTTCCCACAGCTTCAGCATGTCCCGAGCGGCGTTGAGAAGGTCGATCTCGGTCTTGTAGCTGGTAGACTTCGGGACGCGGACGCCGTTCCGACGCCAGTCAATCGAAATCGCGCAGTTGTAATTGCCGAGCGCTTCTTCGCTGCCGTCGAGGGTCGCTGAACCCGTGACGCCAGCACCCACGAGACGGGTGATGAGCGGAATGTTGATCGTCTTGCCAGCCTCTTCCTGGAGGTCCATCTTGGCAACGATGATCGAGCTTGCCGCCTTGCCCATGTAACCGGAGAAACCGGATTCACGGACATATTCTGCGAAGTAGTCCTTGATCCACTTTTGCTTTTCGAGCGTGGATGCGAGTGTCGTTTCCGTCATTTCTTATCTGCCTTGAAATATCTCATCGAACGCCGCTGTCGGACCCATCGCGATGCTCTGCATTCCCCCTGCGGAGGTTGCCGAAGCGATGGACTTGGGAGGCGCTGACTGGGTTGGGATTTCGGCTTGCGCCGGTTGCTGCTGCTGGAGCTGGGCCTGCGCGGCTTTCCACGCCTTGAAGGCCTCGATCTCCTTGGGATCGGCGTCGTTCAGTTCGGCCATCAACTGCTGGCGCTGATACTGCTGGACGAGGAACCCATAGGGGTTGCGTTGCTGGTAGAACTGCTGGAGGAGCGCAGGATTGGCGGCAAACTGCTGCTTGCCCCATTCCTGGGCTGCGTTCACGACATCATCGCCCGACGACTGCCTCACCATCTCCTCCGAGAGGTTCAGCCGGTCGTTGAGCGCGGTGGCCGCAATCTCGTTATGGATGTAGGCTGTATAACCGTCCGGGTCACCGAACATGTCGGGAACCTGCGGGGCCTGCTGTTGGGGCTGCTGCATCGCTGCAAGCTGCGCCTTCAGGGCTTTGACCTCGTCGCGGGTTTCGTGGAGCGCGGTTAGCGGCACCATGACCGGCGACTTGTCTTCTTCCTTCGCCTTGAACCGGCCCTTTTCGTCGCGCTCCCGCGTTGCTTTCTGCTCTGCGGTTTCGCTCTCAGGTTCCGGTGTCGGCTCTGCGGGCGCTTCGGCTGCTGCCTCGGCTACCGGCGTTTCGACAGGTTGCGCGGCGTCATTCCCGCCTTCCGGCGAGTCCAGAAATTCCAGATTGTCCATTGTTACCCCTAAGCCCTCTGTATCGCTGAGAGCCTTCGCGATGCGCCCGAGCAGCGGCGGCCTGTTGCTAGGTTCGTCCTAGCCCGTATCGCCCGTTAAGCCCCGGCGGCGGGCATCCCGTTCGGCCCAATCACGTTGGGCGGTGGAGTCGGTAGAGGTTGCGGAGCGGGCATCGGAGCGACCGCGCCCCAGTAAGCCAGTTGCTGTTTCGTGAACGCAGTCTCGATCGCGATCTTCTCGGCCTTGGCTGCGGCCTCCGCGCCCTGAGCCTGCGTCTTCATCGTGTCGGCCTGCTTGTGGGCAAGGTCGGTTTGCACTCCGGCCATCGCCACTTGCTGCTGCTGCGCCTGCGCCTGCGCCATCTGATCGGCACGCGCCTTGCGCTTCTCGATGATCCGGCGCTTGTCCGGAATCTGCGACAGTTCCAGCAGATCGTCGAACGGAACCTCCTGCGGGCCATACATCTGCGCCAACTCGGAAAGCGTCTGGAACTGCTCCTGCGCCAGCACGGCCATGTCCGGAACCGTGTCGAGAATGATGTCCACATCAAGCTCGGCAAGCGCGTTGTCGTAGCCGATCACGACCTGTTTGATAGTCGCCTGGCCCGTCGCCGGGTCCATGACCACCTGCTGGCCCATCTGCGGCTGATTGATTCCGATATACTGCGGCGCTCCAGCATCGTCCGTCACGCGGATGTAGTCCGGCGCGGTCCAGAACTGGCGGCAGCGATCCCAGATCGCGCGATAGACCCGCACTTCCCAGTTATGCAGGCCCTTGTAGACCATCGCATCTTCGGTCAGGCCAGCCTGCTGATCGACCTGCTTTGACCGGCCCGATGCACTGGTCGCACCGCGCGCAAGGATCGCCGGGTTCGGACCCTGCCTGTCAAGCTCCGTTTCCGCCAGCGAGAGAAGCTGGAATTGGCCAGATGCGAGGTCGTTCTGCGATACCGGTTGCCAGCCCGGGGGAATGATCCCGTCCGGCCTTGCCGCTTCCTGCCGCGCCGTGTCGGCGTCAATCGGCATGTAGCTGTTCGGATCGGACGCCTGGAGCTGGCGATTGTTGAGCTGGTGAAGCAGCTTCTGGCGGCGCTTGTTGAACTCGTCCTGCGGTGCCCTCAGGTCGCGGCCTATGCCGGTCCGGTTGTTGTTGCGATCAACGTAGCAGCTCATCGCCACAATGGCATTGTCGGGCCGCTTCTTGTCGTCGAGATACGGGCTTTTCGCCGCCTCTAGGATTCCCCCGGCGAAGAACACACAGCGATTCCACGATCCGCCGTCGCGGTGATACATCTCCACCACCATCATTCGGCGGTTCTTGATGTCGATCCAGTTGGAAAGTCCGTCCTTCGGGCGATCCTGGAACGTCTCGTCGGCAAAGCCTACGGTTGAACCAAGGGCATCGGTAAACGCCCCATCAATGTCGCTCTTCGCCTTGGGGTAGAGTGCCGAAACATCGTCGGCATACATCCACTTTGCGATCCCCATGTAGCGCGCGTCGGAAAAATCCCGGTGGCGCGAACGCGGATCGTAAAAGAACTCCTCCCACCTGATCTGCGTCAGTTTCGGGCGCTTGTCGTCGTCAACCTCGACCAATACGGCGCAGTGGCCGGGCGTGAGGTAATCGTAAGCGCAGCCTAGCCTCAGATCATCGAAGTCATTGAGGTCGGCGGCATAGCGAAGGGTTTTCGTAACAACGTCAGCCGCGTCTTCGTCCACGCCGGGATTGCGACCGTATGCCCTCGGATCAGTCGCGCCGTTCTCGATGACCCCGAGCGTCCCGTTGATCGACTTGCGGTAGCGGTTGAAAATCCCAGTCGGCTGCTTGCGGTCGTTGAGGGTGCGAAGCTCGTCCGAAGTTAGCTGCGTCCCGTGGTAATAGTCGTCGTCAATCTGCTGTTCGAGCCGGTTGGGCTGCAACAGGTCGCGCGCATCCGCGAACATCTTGCGGTATTGGTCGAGAGTCAGCGCGTCGTCCGCCATGCGTCCTCCCGTCAAACCGTTTTCCATGAATCCGCAGTCGTCGGCCGCCGCCACCTGTTGAGGTCCGGCGGGTTGTTCGGCTTCGCCGTCGCCGCGACCACTGCGGGATGCGCCATGTCCAGCGCCCGCCCCATCAACGATGCAGCGTCCACTTCGTCGTCGTGCTTGCCAGCGGGGAAACTCAGGAACTCGGAAACGTCAGCACCCGACTCAACCCGGACTTTCCCCATTGCCGCCCTGGCCTGAAACCCTCGCGCCCGCGTCGGCTTGTCGTGAATGCTCGCCAGCCATTCCAGACGGCAGAATACCTCGCGATCCAGCATCCGGCGGCGAAGCATCGGCTCTACCGCTTTCTGGATGACTCCCGCTTCCCCGAACCATGCCAGCGGCTTCCACTTGGCGATCAGGTCCAGCTTCTTCTCGACCCACTCGTCGGCCGCGGTCTGCCCTCTCCACCCGTCAAGGCGGTAGATCGTGCCATCGCTGGCAACGCCCCATATGCGGTGAACCGTAAAGTCGCCGCCCCCGTCCGTGACCGCATAATCCGACGTGCCGTAGATGTTCAGCTCTTTGGGCTTCTCAGTCCATTCCTTCAGCCAATCGCGCTGGAAGAACGTGCCTTCGTCCGGTTGCGGCCGCTGCTGATACAGCGCCGACCATTCGCGCGGGCCGATTGTCGCCTTGATGCGCTCTAAAGCTCGCTCGTCATACCATTCAGGCCACAGAGCCCTACCGTCACTGTCGAGCGCGGGTAGCTCAAGAACATCCCAATCCGTCTCGGTCGCGAGCAGTCTGCCAGCAAGGTCGTCTTCGTGCCAGCGTGTCTGGATGAGAACGATCGCCCCTCCAGGCATGAGGCGAGTGAACAGGGTCGAACGATACCAATCCCAGACGAGATCGCGGCGGCGCTCGGAGTCAGCTTCTTCCCGATCCTTGAACGGATCATCAATGAGAGCGATGTCGGCCCCGCGTCCCGTAACAGCCGTGCCAACACCCGCTGCGACATAAGCCCCGCCCCTGTTCGTGTTCAGCCTTGCAGCCGCGTGGCTGTCCTGCGCCAGAGTGACGCCGGGGAAAACCTCCGAGAACTCAGGCTCGGCAACGATGTTACGGACGTTGCGCCCAAAGTCTGAAGCAAGGTCGCTGTTGTAACTCGCCGCGATGATCTGCCGACGCGGGTTCCTCCCCAAAACCCACGCCGGAAACCGCTTGCTCGCCAACTCCGACTTGCCATGCCTCGGCGGCATGAAGATCATCAGCCGGTCTATTTCCCCGCGCTCGACCGCCTCCAGCTTCTCGCAGATCAGCCGGTGGTGATTGGCCGGAGTGTAAAGACCGTTCGTGTATTCAGTGAACGCGAGAAGATGACGCCTCGCCTTCCTGCGCCGAAGCTCCGCTGTCAGCGATTCCAGTTCCGTCAACGAATGGAGCAAGTCGGTTCGTGAGCTTACGGATGCGCTCGCGGAGTTCGTCATCAGACAGGTCTTCCGCGTCGTTGTTGATGGTGAGGCTCAGTTCCTTCGGGCAAAGCGATGCGATGACCTTCAGATATTGCTCGGGCTTCTCGTCGATCACGGTCTGGATCGCGGTCGCGCCATGCTCGACAAAGCTCTCGTGCAAAGCCTGGATAAATGCCTCGCCAAGCTTGTTGCGCGCGCCAATAGGTCGTCCGGCTGGATTTCCTGATACTCCCTGTATGAACAGGCCATGCTCGTCACGCTGAGGACCGAGCGCATTGTTAGCCACGTTACTGAGCCTTTTTCATCCCGAAACGATATCCGATTGCGGCGCACACCGCGCACAGCACGATAAGAACGATCGCTTCCATGATTATTCCCCAGCTTTTTCCTGCGTCTTGCCTCGCAGAACATCAGCCCGCATTCGATGTAGCTCATTGCGATTGCGACGATGAAACAGGATGCGAATAGCTCGGCAGACTTGAGGGCGGTGCGCTTGATGCTCACTCGCACCACTCAAACATGTTGTTGAACGTGTCCTGCGCCTCGGCCGATACGATCAGGTCGCGGCGGATTACCTCACTTACCCAGTGCGGCAACAGCGCGCGGGGAATCTTCGCAGTATCGGGGTCGTATCGCCAACCCACGCTAGTCGCCCCATCCGAGAACAGCGCCAGAACAACGAACCCTGCGAGCGGTCGGTCATCGGT